TGATGGTACAGAAAATACTGTATGGTCATTCTTTTGGTATTATGATGAAGTACCACAAGCTCCAACTTGGGAAATTTTACCTACAGTAAGTCGTACATTTGTTATTGGCGACGAACCAACTACTCAAATGAGTAATATGTTCTGTATGCCGTGTAAGGTTATTAAACCAGTTAATGGTACTGAATTGTCAGAATGTTATGGTCCTCTTAATGAAGCAGCAATTCCATTACGTAGAGCTGTTAGTGTTAAACCTGGTGAAACATCAGTAACACAAGCACCTGAAGGGTCAACATATTCAGTAGGAACTATTATTCCTGTGAATATACTGAAGGAAATAAAAGAAAAAAAATAATAAGTTAAAAATATAACCCTCACCATTCGGTGGGGGTTTTGTATTTATATACATGAAACCATTTGAGAAATTTTTAAATGATAGTTTAAGAACACAAGAATTACTTGAGATTTACCTTGAGATGAGAAAACATTTCCAAGAATTAGGATTTAGTGAAGCCGATTTAGTTGACCCACCAACATATACTAATGGAATGTTTATGTTACAAAAAAGATTTCAAAGTTCCATGAACGCTTTATTAAATCAAGTTAATGCTTATGGTTTTGAAGTTAGTAGAGCGGAATTACAAGAGTATATCAAACCACTACTACAAAAAATTAACGAGTTAACACCACTAAGCGAAAATGGGTATCACGAAGGAGGAAATCAAGGGGACGAAGATTTTGAATGAAATTAAATCGTCAAACATTAAGAGAACGGAGTACGATGTTGAAACAAAAAAGTTAGTTACTGAGTTCAATAATGGATTAAAATATGAGTACAGTGATGTACCTCATAATGTCTACACACAATTCAGAAAAGCCGAATCACAAGGTAAATTTTTCATTTCAGAAATATCAAAAAAATATTCATACAAAAAAGTATAGTATTCGTACTATTTATAATGTATGAGTAATTTCCAAAAAATTCTTGATAGTTTTTCTGTTAAAGAAACTTTAAATCCAAAAGTTTGGGAGAACCCTGAAGACTCTGACAAGTCAGTTATGATACCGAAGGTTAGGCAAACACTTTTACGCATTGCAGAAAAATTTATAGAATATTTGGGTGAAGACGTTTTTGTTGAGGATATTGTTTTGACTGGTTCTTTGGCAAATTACAATTGGTCAGAATTTTCTGATTTTGATTTACACGTTGTTGTTGATTTACAACAGTATGAAAATGAGGCGGATTTATACAAAGAGTTATTTAATTTAAAAAAACAAGTATTCAACGATAAGCATAATATTAGGATATACGGATACGATGTTGAGTTGTATGCTCAAGATGCGGAAGAAGAACATTATAGTTCAGGAGTTTATTCAATAATGAATAATGAATGGATTAGTGAACCTGAAAAATTTAAGAATAATGTTGATAAAAAAATATTGGAAAAAAAGATTAAAAACTGGACTGAAAAGATAGATAATGCAATTGAAGAAGGAAAAGATTTAGAAAAAATTAAAACTAAATTAAAAGATTATAGGAAGTCAGGATTAGAAACTGATGGTGAATTATCTTATGAAAATTTAGTTTTTAAATTTCTAAGAAGGTCAGGACACATTCAAAAATTATTTGATACCGCAAACAAAGAGGTAGATAAAGAACTTTCAATTGAAAGAACTATAACTGAATAATTAAATTATTCCTACTAATCATATATTTATAAAGAAAAAAATAGATGGCAACGATTATACTTAAACTTAATGCATCGGACGCTTCATCAAGCACTTGGTTTGATGAATCAGGGAATGGTTATGACATTGCGTTAACAGATGTTACAAAAACTCAATATCCAATTCCAGCATTAACATTTAATGGTACTTCAAGTGAAGGACAATCGTCAACAGTTTTTACTAATTTCAAAACAGGTGGTGTTACAGGTATTACTCTTGAAACTTATTTTAAGTTCAATAGTGTTACAGGAGTACAAGGAATTTTTTCATATAATGGAGGAGGAAATTATTTAAATCTACAATTACGTGATGGCGATGTAAGATGGGAAACTGCTGCAGGACAATCAATGTTTTCAAATACGCCAGCAAATGATACAGGATGGGTTTACCTTGTTGCAACAAACGATGGTACAACATCTAAAATATACTTAAATGGGGTGTTGGATGCAACAAGTGCTAAGACCTGTATAACTTCGGCAAACACAACTTTTGAGGTAGCTAATTATGAAGGATTTTTCAATGGACAACTCAATACTATCAAGTTATATAGAGGAGCTTTAAGTGCCGCAGAAATTGCTGCGAATTACGCGGCATTAGAAAATCAGCCATTAGGTGTTAATCCACAATATCAATATACAATTGAAATGCTGGGTAGCTTTAGTGGAGGAACATATGTAGCCCCACCACTGAACTCAGTACCTTATCCTGTTTATACTAATAACGATGGTACAAGAGAATTAATACAATTAAACGCAGTTGCCTTAGGGGGATTCAACGGATTAAACAATTAAAAATAAATAAATAATACAAGATATGGCAAATTTAAAACCAATCGGAAGTGAAAAGTTACAAGGCCAAGATAAGATAAATAGAATCATGGAAATTGCTCGTTTCAAAGAGACTCTTCCACAACCTATTAATGAAACTTCAAAGTCTGAGTTTTCAGTTTCTTTGGCTGATGGTAACAACTATCAAATTGTTAGAGAAAGACAAGGATATATCATCAAGAAAACTATTTCTGAATCTGAGACAGATTACATTGAACCAATGAAAAATAGAAAATACTATTCTTCATACTCTCAAGCATTAAAAAGATTAAATTTAGTTGCGGGAGAATTAAATAGGGTTAATGAAAATGAGGAAGGTGTTTCATTATACGGTGAACAAAAGAAATTCACATTGAAAACTCCAAAGCCAGCGGTTGAGGCACCAGCTCCAGCTGCTGAATTACCTGCAGCACCTCCAGCAGTACCATCACCTGAATTACCAGCATCACCTGTAGGAGATGAAATGGGTATGGGTGATGAGTTGGCTCCTGAAGTAGATGATGTTGATGTAGATGTTGACATTGATGCAACTGAGAAAGAAGATGATGACGAACAAGTTACATTTAAAACTATTCAAAAATTAACTGGAAAACTAACACAAAAAATTAGAGTTCTGGATAACAACGAGGGAATGACTTCTGAAGATATTAAGTATGTTATTAACATGGTTTTATCTTCATTAAACTTGAAAGAATTATCTGAAGAAGATAAAGAAGATATCGTGAACAAATTTGACGAAGATAGCGTTGATTTAGGTGGTGATGACATGGGCGGAGAAGACTTAACTGATGACAGTGAAGTTGAAGATATCCAAGCTAATATGGACTTACCTGTAGAAGGTGAAGTGGACGAAGATTTTTACTTCAATGCAGGTGATGATGAATCCGATACGTCTGATTCTGAAAAAGAAGGAAATTTTGGACATGGTTCTGATTGGCATGTACCAACTCGTAAACCAAAAATGGTTGGTTCATTTGACGACGAAGAAGGTTGGTTTGATGACATAGACGCACCAAGTCATGGAGATGTTTTTTCCGACTATGATGAAGAAGAATTTGAAGATTTTCCATCACTTGAAAAAAAACATGGTGGAAAACATAGTTGGTTCGGTAAAGGAGATTTAGGTAATAAAATCTTTAATGCATATAAAGAAAAACACGGTAAACCATTCAGAGTTAGAACCGCTAGAAAATCTGACAACGGAGCTATCTTAGATAGTATATTCGGAGAATCTAAAGTAGACAAAGTAATTTCAAAATATTTTGAAACTTCAAAAAAAGAAATTTTAGAAAGCAAAGAAAAGAAAAATCAAAAAAACCTACAAGTTAAGAAAGTTATGGAAACAGTTGTAACAATGACTGAAACATTTGAACAAGAAATGGCTGCTAAGAAATTTTTACAAGAAAACTCAAACTCTAAATTTGTAGGAATTACAAATAAAAAAAATTTAGTATTTGAAAACAAAGGTGAGCAAGTTAAGATTTCACCAGAGGGTAATATATTATGAGTTATTTAACTTACGTAAATGGTTTAGGACCCAACTATAAGGGAGACAATCTTTACGAGTTTATTTTTTCTGATAGTTTAGAAGATGTGTGGGGTGACGGATGGGATAACAAACCATCAAATAGTTACCCAACACCACCTGAACTACAATACATTAAAAAAGTTGGAGTTCTGAGAAATACTAATATAAAATTGGAATTGATTCAGAACTCCGATTTTTTTTCTATGGTAGATGCAATTGACGATGTTGTTGCACTAGCTTGGGAGGAAGATGAACAAAACGGCCAAAAAAGATTGGTATTCAGATATGGTAATACCGAAAAAGAAATAAAAGACAAACTCTATGAAAGAGATTTGATTTTAGAATTTGAACAGAAAGTTGTATATGAAAATTAATAAAAAAGCACTTGAACTTATAGAATACGGTTTATCTTCAAAAACTGTTTCAAAATTAACTGAATCCCAAATTAATACTCTTCACAAAAAATTAGTTAATGAACAAATTAATGTGTCCAAAACAGACACTGCAACAATAACTAAATTAAAGAGCGAAAAAAAACCTTTTCAAGTATACGAAAAAGAACTTGAAGAAGAGGAAGAAGTTACTGTTGACCCAAACAAAGAAGTAGAAACTCAAGACCCTAAACAAGTTGGTCCATCATCTGATGACGGATTTGGAAATGAAGATGACGGTATGGGTATGTTTGAAAGTGAGGCAGACCTTAAGCCAGGTCAACCAAATCCATGGGGTATATGCCATGCACAGGTTGGACCTAAAAAAACAAGAAAATTTGAAAGATGCGTACAATCTGTTAAAAAACAATTGGCAGAAGGAAAAAATCCATTATCTTTGTTCTTAGAAAACGAAATAACAAAACTTGTGGAAAAACACGTACCTGCTAAAATGACTAAAGGCGAACTATTAAAATATCTTTCTGAGGGAGATGGTGGAACTAAAACTGCTCCTGTGAGAACTAAACCTGATGTTAAGCCCGCAACAAAACCTGGCCATCCAATGAAGAATCCTCACCCTGGCGAAAAACCGAGTCCGAAGGCAAAGTCAAAAACTACAATGGATGAGGCACAACCTGAGACAGCACCAACGATTGCTCCAACAAGAACAAAACCTGATGTTAGACCAAGACCTTCTCACCCAATGAAAAACCCTCATCCTGGTGAAAAACCAAGTCCTAAGGCGAAAAAGATATCTCCTGAGGTTGCAAAGGATAAGGTAATTGATACTATTATGAACATTTTAAAAAAATAATTATGGCTAAGAATGTTAGAGAACAATTAGATTATGGTAATACACCCGAAAGGATGGACCCAAACTTGGAAAGAAAACTAGCAAGTCCTGAAAGTCTTTACGGGTCTAATCCCGCAATGAAAAAAGGTCCTGCTGACGTACAAAGATTGGTAAGTCAAAGATTTCAAAAAGTTGCCGATAAATTAAGAGAAGTAACAGGTATTGAAAATCTTAGTTCTAGACAAGTTCAAGAGATGGTTTATAACGAAATGATGTCCAAAATGCCAATGATTATGCAAATTGAGGCAAGACACAAAGAGGAACTAGAACAACTTGCAAAAGAAGCATCATTAGAAGAAACTCAAACACCTGAAGGATGGGTGAAAATTAAGGCAATATTAGGAGGAGGGATTGATACTTCAAATTTCCAATACAAACCAAAAAAAGAAAAAGAACCAAAAGAACCAAAATTACAAATTCCATCTTTTGATGTTGATGAACTGACAGACGAGGAAGAATTTGAGTTAGAAAAACATAAAAGAAATATTATCAATGCCATCATTCAAGGGGCTGCGAAAAAAGGACACTATGTTTTTCAAAAACCTGATATCAGAGAAAAATTAAACGAAATTGACCCAAGATTATATCCTGCTTATTTAGGTATTATGGCAATCAACGATTTCTTGTATTTTACAATGGAACAAATGATTGAAATGATGAGTCAAACAGGTAATGGTGTTGCTGGTAAAGTAGAATTAGACCCTGACGATGACGAGGATGAAAATGATGATTTTGAAGAAGAAGAGAATGATGCAGATACTGTAATTAAAGCTCAAGGAATGATTTTCCCGATTCTTTGTCATGAGATTATCAAAGGTATTGAGGAATCAAAAGGCAGACACGGTTTACCAACATCTGATACAATGCGTGATAGAGTAAAAGGAGCTGTTGATATATTACCAAATGAACCAATGCAATTGAGAATCGGACCTGAAATCGCCGAAAAATTAAGACATGCATTACCTGACCAAATGTTTGAAGATTCAAACAAAGGTCTAATAAACTGGTTTCACATTTTGTTATACCAAGTACCTGCCCAAGAATTCTTAAATATTATTGGAAACGCTATTTCTGAAGACGAATCAAAAGTTAAAAAAGCTACATCAAGATTTGAAGAAATTATGAGAGAGGCTATTCAAATGAAAAAAGAGTTTGATGAATATAAAGAAGATAATGATTCTTCTGATTTTTCAAGTTCTAATAATTTTGGAGATGATGACAATGATGACGATTTAGATGATTTCTTAGGTAGTTTAGGTATATCAAGACCTAAATAATTTAATTAGTGAATAAAGAACAACTAATAATTGAAGTTACGAAGTGTATGAGGAATACTCCTTACGCACTTCGTACTTATCTACAGACATACGATAACACAGTTTCAAAGTATGTTCCATTAGACCTTTTCCCCGACCAAATATCTTTAATAGAAGATTACGACAATTACAATGAAAACATTGCCTTAAAGTACAGACAGGCGGGAGTTTCAACAGTAACGGCCGCTTGGGCGTCCAAAAAATTAGCCTTTGCTAAAAAAACCAAACCTGAAAAAATTCTAATAATTGCCAACAAACTTGATACGTCAATGGAGATGGCAAATAAAGTTAGAGGGTTTGTAGAACAATGGCCATCATGGGTAGGTATTGGATTCTCACAAGAGAAAAACTCACAAAGACACTTCAAACTAAATAATAACTGTGAAGTTAAAGCGGTTGCAACTTCAAAAGACGCACTACGTGGTTATACTCCAACAATTCTTATATTTGACGAGGCAGCATTTATTGAGGCCGATAGTGATTTTTGGTCGGCTTGTATGGCCTCACTATCTACAGGTGGTAAAGTAATTGTAGTATCTACACCAAATGGTTATGATGCAATTTATTACGAAATCTATGACCAAGCGTTAAGAGGAATGAATGATTTCAAAATCTCTGAAATGTATTGGCATCGTGACCCTCGTTATACAAAAGACTTGTATATGGTTAAAACCAAAGATTTAGTTCACTATCTATTAAATAGAGAAGATTATCCTAAAGATGTTGTAGTAGATTTATCTATGGACAATCCATATGACAGAGACCATTCTATAGTAACAAAGTACATTGAGGATGGATACAAACCATGTTCTGCTTGGTTTGAGGGTATGGTTAAAAAATTAAAATACGATAGACGTAAAGTAGCACAAGAATTAGAATGTAATTTCTTGGGTTCAGGTGATAACGTATTTGATTCTGAATTAATGCAAAACATTGCCAAAAATCAACTTAGAGAACCCCAAGCAAAATTAATGGGTAGTGGACTATGGATATTCAAAGAGCCCGTTAATGGTCATAAGTACGTAATGGGTGTTGACGTTTCAAGAGGGGACTCTGAAGACTTTTCATCTATTCAAATTATTGATTTTGACGAAAGAGAACAAGTATTAGAATATGTTGGAAAAGTACCCCCTGATGTTTTGGCTGAAATTGCTTACAAATGGGGTACAATGTATAATGCCTATTGTGTAGTTGATTTAACAGGTGGTATGGGTGTTGCAACAGCAAGAAAATTACAAGAGTTATCATATCAAGGAGGTTTTTATATTGATGGTGTTGATACAAGTAATAAATGGAAATACGACCCGAAAATTAATGATAAAATCCCTGGAATTAACTTTAATGCAAAAAGGGTTCAAATTATATCGGCTCTTGAGGAGGCCTGTAGACATGGATTTAGAATCTATTCAAATAGAACTTATAATGAAATGAACACGTTTGTATACATTAATGGTAGACCAGACCACCAAAAAGGACACCATGATGATTGCATTATGGGATTGTCAATGGCAATTTATGTCGCGGAGAAATCATTTCAGTCATTAGAAAAAGTGACTAACCATACTAAAGCAATGATTAACTCTTGGTCAACTGCGGTTAATGAAAATAAAAACGCTTCTGAGTTCTTCAATCCGATGGTTCCTCAAATGGGTAGAGACAGTGCGGGTCATAATAGGAGTTCTTCAAAAGAGGATTACCAGAAATATGGATGGTTATTTGGTGCTAGATAACTATTTATAATTTCAAGGTTTTAAGTAAAATTGTAATATGAATGATAATAATTTAACGGTATGGCAGAGGCTCTCTAAAACGTTCGGCCCGAATTCTTTACTAAAGCAAGATTATCCAACTTTTAAGTTTGATAAGAAAGAACTTTTGCGTACAACAAATCGTGATGAATATGAGAAAGAAAAATTACAAGCTCAACAATCGTTTTATTTATCTAATCAATGGTCTAAGGTTGAAAACAACTTATACTCTCAAGCAATTTATTATGAACCATCAAGATTGTCTTCGCAGTATGATTATGAATCTATGGAGTATACTCCTGAGATTTCCGCAGCGTTAGATATCTATTCTGAAGAATCCACAACAACAAATGAAGATGGATTTATTCTTCAAATCTATTCTGAGTCAAAAAGAATTAAATCAGTGTTGGCCGATTTATTCAACAATAATTTAGATATTAACACCAACTTACCAATGTGGACAAGAAACACTTGTAAGTATGGTGACAATTTTGTTTATTTAAAATTAGACCCAGAAAAAGGTGTTGTAGGATGTCAACAACTACCAACAATTGAAATTGAACGTCACGAGGTTGGTGTAACACAAAAAATATCGGTAGATATTACTGCAGAACCAGACAAAGACAAAAAGGCTCTACATTTTACTTGGAAGAATAAAAACATGGAATTTCAATCGTGGGAAATTGCTCACTTTAGATTATTAGGTGACGATAGAAAACTTCCTTACGGTACTTCTATGTTAGAAAAGGCGAGAAGAATTTGGAAACAATTATTGTTATCTGAAGATGCGATGTTAATTTATCGTACATCAAGAGCTCCCGAAAGAAGAATGTTCAAAGTATTCGTAGGTAATATGAATGATGATGATGTTGAGGCATACGTAAACCGTGTTGCTAACAAATTCAAAAGAGAACAAGTTGTTGATAGTAAAACAGGTAACGTAGATATGAGATTCAACCAAATGGCGGTTGACCAAGATTACTTTATCCCTGTCAGAGACCCAGCAGCACCAGACCCAATTACAACTTTACCTGGAGCAACTAATCTTTCTGAGATTGCCGATATCGAATATATTCAAAAGAAATTATTAACGGCTCTTCGTGTTCCTAAAGCATTTTTAGGTTTTGAAGAAGTTGTTGGTGATGGTAAAAACCTATCGTTACAAGATATTCGTTTTGCTCGTACTATTAATAGAATTCAAAAAAGTATGATTGCAGAACTGAATAAGATTGCAATTGTTCACTTATTTTTACTTGGATTTGAAGACGAATTACAAAACTTTACATTAGGACTTACAAATCCATCTACACAAGCTGATTTATTAAAAATTGACGTTTGGAAAGAAAAGGTATTATTATATAAAGATTTAGTATCTGACCCAGGAAATGGTATACAGCCAACTTCTTCAACATGGGCTAAGAAACATATTTTTGGATTCTCTGATGAAGAAATCAGACTTGATTTACAACAACAAAGAATTGAAAGGGCAGTTGGAGAAGAGCTTAAAGCAACTCCAACAGTTATCACTAAAACAGGTTTATTTGACAACATTGATAAGTTATACGGTAACGGAGCGTCAGGGACACCTGCAGCACCTGGTGCGAGTACTGAAACAGAAATCGGTACGCCTCCTGCAAGTGGTGGAGCATCTGAGTTTGAAACTGCAGCAACACCTGAAGAAGCGACTCCTTTAGCTCCTGAAACTCCAGCAGGACCTGAAGCAGAAATAACTCCAGAATCCAAAACCGCTAACATGAATATCCTATTGGAAAACAACATTTTTAGAGGGTCAACGTTCTTAGATTTGGGTCAAGGGCAAGAATCTTTAGGAGAAATTTCAAAAGAATTGGATAAGTTACTAAACTCGTAATATTTATATTCAAAATACCTTTAGAAATGACGTTCGGACAAATCAAATCCATAATAGAAAACAGCTTAATTGAATCTTATCAAAATGAAAAAGATTTCAAAAAGTCACTTAAAGAATTCAAGCATAATGTTTTGAGTAATAAAACTATGTCAAAGATATATTCTTTGTACGACCAGTTAAGTACACCCCAAAGTTTATCCGAATCCGACGCTAAAGATTTTTTAGAAGAAGGTATTAATTTAATTCAAAAATTATTACCAAGTATTAAATTGCCATCAACATTATCCGAAAATGTTGAAAATAAATATTCTGACATTGATTCTATTGTTTATCTAAATAAATTGGATATACACGAGAGAATTAATTCAAAAAAAAATATTATTAAATTGTTAACGTCAATTAATGGTACTATAAAGGAATCTATCAACATTCCATTAAAATCTATGGTTAGTATTGCTAACCAAACATTAAAGAATTACATTGATACTCTCGATGAGAATTCTAAAAAAGAATTTTTCTTAATCATTTCAGAAGATACCGCTTCACTTGAAACTAAGTTTGAAACTATCCGTGAGAGCGCAGTATCTAAGCTTCAAACAATTTTAGAAAAAGAAGATGAGTTTGAAATGAAGACAAAGTTATCAGAAACAATTGATAGAATTAAAAACGAGAAGTTTGACCAAATGAATTTTTTAAAAATAAAAAATTTAGAGGAGTCTCTTTAATCATTATTTAATTTTTGTTTGTAGATAGCTTTTAATTTTTTCACTCTTTTTGTCAGTGATTTCTTAACAAACTGTTTTCTTTCAAAAAGTATTTGATTTTGCTTTGTCTTGATAACTTTAGACTTTAAAGTCTTCAAGGCTCTTTCAATGCTCTCGTTATTTTTGATTTCTACTATTAACATATAATACAAATATCTATAATTTTTACAAAATTTTTGACAATCGTTATAAAATGTGTTATTTTTTACATATAAAATAAATGATTACCAATGTAAAGGTTAATGAAAAAAGGTAAAAGCGTAAAATTAAATCTATATAATCCAATTAAATCAGTATATGGGACTGTAGATTCAAAAAATTTAAAATCACTCTATATAAATATTCAATCTTGGGTAACACCAAAAAAAGAGTACGATAACTGGAACCGCGTTGTTTCAAGTTTAAACAGAGATATTAAAACATCAGTATTCAATTCTATTGATATGTCAATATTCAAAGAAAGAAGTATTATTGACTTAGATTTAAGAACAAGTGGTTTATCTTATGGTAAAAAATCATTTTTAAATCTTGAAGTTAATTTATACACAAATCAAGAAATTGACTTTAAATCCCAAGAAATTAAAGAATCTGTCAAAATTATTATTAAAAATATATTCAATAACGCGGTTGAAAATAACAAATATTTTAATTTTTCAATTTCAAAAAATGAGGAAATCTAATAAAGATACTCTTTTGGTATATTTATCTTAAAAAAGAATTAATGAAAAATTTAAGAATCTTAGAGGCCAACGAATTAGGTCACGGAATATTAATTGAAATGGATGCTGGTTTGGTATCTCCTAAAGACCATCGTAATTTTGAAATTCTAAAAGAGGCTGCAACACTTGATTATAGAAATCCTTTTGAATTCTATGCGGTTTTACAAAAGTATGACACCCCAAATAGAAACGGTAGATTCTACCCTGAAAGAATTTTAAAGAGAGAAGCTGACAATTATAAGAAGGCAATTGCTAAAGGTTTATCAACATCAGAACTTAACCACCCTGAGTCGTCATTGATTGACTTAGACAGAGTATCTCACATCATCACTGATATATGGTGGGATAAGAATATATTGATGGGTAAACTCAAACTATTAACTTCACCAGGATTTCATGAAAGTGGAATTGTTTCAACAAAAGGAGACCAAGCAGCTAATTTAATGAGACAAGGAGTAACTATGGGAGTTTCATCAAGAGGAGTTGGTTCATTAAAAAAAGTTGGGGAAAGAAATGAAGTACAAGATGATTTTGAATTAATTTGTTTTGACTTAGTGTCTTCGCCTTCAACACCTGGTGCTTATTTATTTTCAAACCCTGAAGACAGAGGAAAATATGAAGAAAATTTAGATGAAGAAAAAAAGATAAAACAATCAATGGATACTTCATCAAATAAATCCCTTGACTTAATGAAAAAATTGAACGATTATTTAGGAAAATAAAATAAAAAAATGGAAGAAAAATATTTTGTAGCAAAAGTTCAGTATGATTTACCTGACGAAAATTCAGGAAAGATTAAAAAAATTAGAGAGGAAAAACTTGTTAAAGGTTACTCCGTGACAGATGTTGAAGCTAAAGTCACAAAAAAGTATGAAGGTTTTACACACGATTGGAGAATTACTTCAGTTTCTGAAAGTAAGATTGACGAAGTTATTGAATAGTTATGAAAGTGGTCTCTGACCACTTTTTTTTTGTTTCAACATATTTATTGTAAACACAAAAAATATGTTATTTAATTTATCTCTTAAGAATATTGATTCATCTATTGACTTACTTATCGTAAGTGGTTCATCATGGTCAAATTGTTTAGCCTACGCTGAAGGTACTGAAAAAGAAATTCAAAGTATCAACTTATTAAATGTTGATAATATTATTTTAAATGACACATCATTGAGTGGGTTATATCAAATAATATTGAAAGACATAACATCACCACAAACTTCAAATAATATCATTTACGATACATTTGATAATTCATCAACTTGGGCTCAAAACCAACCAAATAAATATGTTGTAAGCATTCAATATCAAAAAAGGTCGTTTATTGCCATCTAAAAAATAAACTTTTTGAATTTTGATACTATTTATAAGGTATAAAAAAAATAATTTTTCATGCAAGAAAATAAATCATTAGTACAAGAGGCACTCATTCAAATGAAAAACGTTGAAGAGGCAATTGCCGAAAATGCAAAAGGAATACTTGCTTCAACAATGAAGGAAGAAATCAATCAATTAGTAAAAGAATCTCTATCTGAACAAGAAGATGAAGAAGATGAGGTTGAAATAGATGCTGCTATCCCATCATTAGGTGATGAAGGAGATGCGGTTGATAATGACGATATGGGAATGAACATTGATATGGACATGAACATTGACTCTGACAGTCCAATAGATTTAACTGACGCTACTGACGAAGAAATTCTGAAAGTATTTAAAGCGATGGGTGAAGATGACGGAATCATCGTTAAAAAAGATGGTAACGAAATTCATTTATCAGATGATAATAACGATGTAGAATATCTTGTTAAACTTGGTGAATCAGAAGAAGAAAACGAAACAATGAACGAAATTGAAGAAACTGACGAATCAGTTGATGATGTTATCGCCGCAATTTTTGATGGTGATACTTCAGATGTAGATTCTTCTGACCTTGGATACGAAATGGAAGAACAAGAAGACGACGAAGAAGTTGTTTATGAAATTTCATTAGACGAAGATGAGGAAGAAGAAATAGATGAAGAAATGGACGAAGAAATGGAAGAAGAAATGGACGAAGAATTAGATGAAGAATATTTCACTAATGAATCAAAATCTTCGGTAAAACCTAAAGGTGTTGGAATTGGTAAAGGACCAAAATTCTCTTATGACAATAAGGCTAAAGGAGGATTTGACGAGGACAAAAAAGAAGGTCCAAAAGCAGTTGGTACTGGTAAAGCTAAATTTGAATACAAGAAAGGTGCTAACATGGAAGGTAAATCTAAAGTTGTTAAAGCTGAAACAAAAGAGGGTGATTACGGAATGAATAAGGGTGACAAATCTAAGACTCACAAAGATGATGAAGATTACACTACTAAAAAAGGTGATACTTTAAAAAGAAAAGCGTTTGAAAAAGAAGAAACGAAAGAAGCTGCAAGAACTTATGGAAATGGTTCCAAAGAAGGTAGAGGATTAAGAAAGGGCATTACAAACAACAGAAACTATGTTTATGGAAATAACGGTGTAACTGTTGAATCTTTAGAAGCGGAAGTTTCTATGTTAAGAGAAAAAAATGAAGAGTATAGAAAAGCGTTAAATGTTTTCAGAGAAAAATTAACGGAAGTTGCTATATTCAACTCTAACTTAGCTTACGCAACTAGATTGTTCACTGAACACTCTACAACTAAAAAAGAAAAAATTAACATTCTTAGAAGATTTGACGATGTTGAGACACTTAAAGAATCAAAAGGTCTTTATAAATCAATCAAAGAAGAATTAACTAAGATTGACTCAAAATCAATAAATGAGTCGGTAGGACAAAAAATTAATAACACAGTTTCTACAGGTTCATCTACTACTTTAATTGAATCTAAAACTTATGAGAATCCTCAGTTCATGAGAATGAAGGACTTAATGAGTAAGTTACAATAAAGTAAAAAATAAAATAAAACTTAAAAACAAACTATACTAAAAAATGGGAGCATTATTAGAATCAGGTCTTGTAGGTAACATCGGTCTTAAGCACCTTAAGGTTATCAAAGAAGACACAATTAGTAAGTGGGACAAATTAGGATTCTTAGAGGGTCTTAAAGGTCACATGAGAGAAAACGTTGCACAATTATATGAAAACCAAGCATCGTATTTGATTAACGAAGCATCATCTACATCTGACACAGGTGCATTTGAAACAGTTGTTTTCCCAATTGTTAGACGTGTATTCTCTAAATTATTAGCGAATGATATCGTTTCTGTACAAGCTATGAATTTACCTATCGGTAAATTATTCTACTTTGTACCAAACATTCAGTCATACGACCCAGCGTTTTCTAACGCAAATAGTGGAGCACACTACGCACCGTACGGTTCACCGAACGCTAACGCGGACCAAACTCCAAACAGTGGTTATGATTACAATAACACTAAAGACCTTTACGATAGATTCTACGAAGGTAACGAACCAGCTTTAGACCCACCAGGATTATTTGATTATTCTAAGGGACAATATTCTGCTATCACTGCAGATGTTGCTACTGTAGCTTGGTTAGCTGACCAATTAGTTGTTTCAGCTTACTCTTTATCAGACTATAGAAAAGTTCTTATCGTAATGTCTGGTTTCGCTTCTGACGGAGCAGGTAAATTGATTGGTCCAGATGGTCAACCTATGGACAACGAAGCTTTCTTATCTGATTTGACAGTTCGTGGAGCTGCTGGAAACATTTATACTTCAGCTAACACATCTAACAATTATTTATTCAGAGTTGTAACTCAAAGATATGGTAAAGGTATTGTTCAATACGGTGATAACAACGCAACATTAGTATTCCCTAACAGTAAAACTGATGGTGGTCAATATGACAACATCTGTGATGCTCAAGGTAAAATTTACTTAGAGGTTGATTTACAAGTACCAGTATGTATTACTTGTGGTGGTTCTATGGACGGTTACACAGGTTCTACATTTGCTTCTACAACAGCAGTAAACCAAGCGTTTACAGCTACTTATAGAATCTACAAAAACTTAGAATTTGAAGATAAAATCGGTGAAGTTTCATTTGATTTAATGTCAGTAACAGTTTCTGTAACTGAAAGAAAATTAAGAGCTCAATGGTCTCCAGAAATGGCACAAGACGTTGCAGCATTCCATAACATTGATGCTGAAGCTGAATTAACAGCTTTATTATCTGAACAAGTTGCTGCAGAAATTGACCGTGAAATCTTAAGAGATTTACGTAAAGGTGCAGCATGGAACTTACGTTGGGATTACAATGGTTGGAAGAGACTAGGTGGTCAAGCACAACCTTATACTCAAAAAGACTGGAATCAAACTTTGATTACAGCTATCAACCAAATTTCAGCTCAAATCCACAAGTCTACTTTAAGAGGTGGAGCTAACTGGATTGTTGTTTCTTCTGAAATCAGTGCTATCTTTGATGACTTGGAGTACTTCCACGTATCAAACGCAGCTCCTGAGCAAGACCAATACAACATGGGTATTGAAAGAGTAGGTACTTTAGCTGGACGTTATCAAGTTTATAGAGACCCTTACTTCCCTGCTAACCAAGTGTTATTAGGTCACAAAGGTACATCTTTATTAGATACTGGTTACATCTACGCACCATACGTACCATTACAATTAACACCAACGATGTACAATCCGTTTAACTTTACACCAATCAAAGGTATCATGACTAGATACGCTAAGAAAATGGTTAATAACAGATTCTACGGACGTATCACAGTTGATGGTGTTAGAACTTTCGACTTAAGAGAATTGAGATAATCAATATTCTTGATGATAGTAAAAAAGGGACAAGTAATTGTCCCTTTTTTTATTCTTCAGTTTTTCTTGAATTTAATATTCTTATTGATTTAGAAATCAATTCTGCTTCTTGAAGAGAATATACACTATGTTGGTACGCATATTCTAAAGCTTCTATTATCATGTAAAATGCTTGGTCAAAATTCAAATTATCGACAATCAACTCAATATCTTCAGGCTTATAGTATGCCACACTATTAAAAAGAAATCCCAATGGTTTTTTTTCTTGTTCCATAATCCACTTTTGGTATATTTATAATAATATGAAAAATAAAAGTATTAGTGAAGCAACAGGGTCAGGAAGTGCAGGACATTTTAAAGTACCAATTGTTTTAGCACCTCAGGAGTGGACTGAAGACCAATTAGGGCCATTTAATATTCCTGTTTATAGATACACTAATGCAGAATTAGCATATGAAGAATCTGACGGAGACTTTAAAGAATCACCTGAAAAAAGAGAAAAGATGGAAAAAGAAACTGAATTATTGTCGAGAGTTGATACGTACTTAAAACAATTTTATACCGACCAGAATGACGACGAAGGTAGTAGTATTGGAGACATTGAAAATCCTAATGAGGTTATTGACAAAGCCGTTGGATTTCTTAAAGAGGATTTGGCGGTTTGGTTTGGTAAGAAGAAAGCTCCGAAAGGCAGTTCACAACCAAAAGGGCCATGGGTCAATATTTGTCGTAAAAAAGAAGGTGGTGGACATCCGCCATGTGGTAGACCTGAAGCTAGTGATAAAGGATATCCTAAATGTAGGGCTGCAGGTGTAGCAAGTAAAATGAGCGATTCTCAAAAGAAAGCTGCGTGTCAACAAAAAAGAAAAGCCGAAAAAACACATTCCAAAAGTGGTACTGGCAACCAACCAAAAATGACTCACTACGAGCCGAAAAATGAATCTCTTAGAGATACAATAAAAAACGCTTTAAGAGAACATTATAATAGAATTCCTTAAAGCGTTTTATTAATTAACAATAAGCACCTGAACAGTGTTTCTTACCGTCTAATCCTTTAATTTTACCTTTACAAACTTGAACAGCGTGACCATTTGCGTAAGCACTAGGGTAGACTTTAAATTTTGCCTTTGCTGACGCCTTTCCCCTAGCGCAAAGTGGAGTTCCTGTTTTCTTTCTGCTTTCTGCCATCATTTCTTCGTAATCTACGTATTCGTCTTTTTTAGCAAATTCATTTTTAAAAAAATCAAATACTTGGTCTATGTTGACCTTTGCTTCAGTGATATGGTCATCCGCCCAATCATGTCCATTATTGATTAACTGGTCAATCATATGGGGGTCCATTTCCAACATCATTTCACATTGTCTTTTTATTTGTTCCAAATTGCTAAAAAGCATATAATTTGCCTCTTCTTGTTCTTTAAGAACTTTGTGTACAAGTCTATTTAAATCTTGTTCTGTAAGTTTTACTACCTTTGTCATTTTTTATTTACAATATTAAAAGTTAATTGTTTTTTATAGGTGTCTTTCTCACCTGATGTATTCACTTGAATATCAACGTAATACTGATTTGGGATTTTATCTCTCATGTCAAAGACAAAATAATATTCATTTGGTGTTCTATTGATTTGAGTCCAATCTTGTACTTGAACTTCTGTAGTACCTTCTCTTACATATACTCTATAAAATGCTGAAATATTTTGTAATGGTACTTGACCTGTGTAGGCTTTCTTAATTGTAACCCCTACCTTTCTTATGTCGGAATTAAGTATTTGTTCATTCTGTAATATACCATAAAAATCAAAACCAAATTTGGTAGGGTCTTGTGAAACGGAACCAATTTGGATTCCCGAAGAATATGGTAGTAAAGTAAATTGATTTGTTACGTTTGGAAGACTTTGTCCGTTAATTGTTAACCCTGACCATACATCGTAAAATAAACATGGTGTAGGTTGAGTTGTAAAACCATTAGGAACAACAACTTCGTAGACTCCTCTGGTTCTTAAACATGTGTTTAAAGACGACATTCCACTAACCGCATTTCCATCCCTGTCTTCAATTCTAACATAAGGGTCAGAATCCAAATTAACCAAATCACCATTTTGATAAACATACAGGAACAATTTATTCTCTTGGTTTTTTAAGAATACATTTCTATCGTCTTTGATTAAGTCATCATAGTTGGTTAACATGTATGGTTGATAGAATGTTTGTGTTTGTCTTGAAAAGAAAGCAACACTATAACTTTCAGTTAAACCTGTCAAGTTTTCAATTTGAGGTAAATAAGCCAATCCCCATCCTGTAACTCCCGTAATAGAACCATTAAGTACACCATTTATTTCATCAGTCATATCCATGTTAAGGTCTTCATTACCTAATTCAAAATGTTGTCTTGCAACAATATGTATAGAATTTGCACCTGAGTAATTAACAGTTCCTTGGTCTTTGTTGTCATAAATCCCTGGTTGAGTCCAATTTGAAATTGTAGATGTTTGGTACCAGTTAGATGGTCTTGTAGAATATGCTCTACTATCCACATATGTTAAGGGGGCGGAACCTCCTATGGCACTATTCTGAGCTAAGTTAAAATCGTTGTAATCATAACCTACTCCTTCATCCCAATCTTGTGCTGGACCTGTCGTACCTGACGCCTGAGGGATTCTAAATAAAATTAGGTCAAATGATGTCGCTCGTCTTCTTTCGTTTGACATAAACGAATTTAAGAGTTCATTATCAAATGAGGATGTGTTTGTCATTTTTAATGTATGGGTCATTGCAGAAGTTGGAGTACAACCTGTTGAAATAACTCCTGATGCAATATTCTCTCTGAGTAATGCTAAATCTAAATCAAAGATGAATCTTGTTAACCCGTAGTTAGGTACTACGTAATATGATGCACCAAAATTTAGTTCAATAACAGGGTTTCTTCCCGTGTTGACGTAAGAATTTGATATGATAGTATTATTCTTATCTATGTATGACCTTAAGATTGACATTAATGTTTTTTAATATAAATACTAGTTAAGTCTAATATTTTTGTTAAGAATCTTATTTGCTGCGTTTTGAAGTTCAGTTAGGATATCTTGAACGTTACTTCCGTCCTGAGTTACAGGTACTGGTGGTAGTCCTGGAAATGCGTGAGTATGGGTTACCAAGAATCTAACAATCAAATTAATTAATTCCATGAGCTCTTCACCTCTAACTAAACTTGATGTTTTTGGAATAATTTCATCAACAAATTGGTCTCCTGTTATGCCATACAATGAATTATCAAAATTAATTTTACCTTTGCCTGGAATTGACGATTGATGAGAAAGTAAAAATACGTTATCACTTCCTAACGCACCATAGGTTGTTGGACTATTCACAAAAGTTGAATTGGGGATAACACTTGTTTTTGTTTCAAGCGGTATACCAACTTTACTTTTAGCATAAACTAATCCATATCCTCCTTGTTTGAGGGCGGAAAATAATTTAACATTATTGAATATATTTTGAATATTTTGTACTTCAATACCCGTTGGATTTAAATAACTTGAAGACAATGATGGTTTTAAGTACGAATATGTTAAATTATTTGGTCTGTAAAAAAATGGAAAACTTCCATTTAATCTTAAAGATAAATTATTTTCAAGAGTAGGTGAAAGTTCAGAGCCCGTTAATGGGTCTGTAACACTTGGGGTTCCATTACATTTATTTATAAAATTGTTAATAAACTTTGCAGTGTCAGTTATTGATAAAGATGTAAACGGAACGGATTCAATTAAAGATTTTAATTTTTCATCAACAACACTTCCTACTGTCAAGTTTTTTGAATTTGTTGATATGTCAGGCTTCAATCCATATAGATAAACATTACCTGAAAATTTGTTTTGAGTATTTTCAGGATTAATAATTACCCACTCAACCAAATATTTTACGGCAATTACTTTTTCGTTAAATTCTACAATAGTTTTGTCTTCTTGTTTAACCTTCGTTGTATTAACTCTTGAGAGTTGTAAAAAACCTCTTTGGGAATTACCACTTGGTATAACATTTGGTTGTAAAGTTGCTGATTTAAATTTACCTGCTCTTAATAAAACCTCATTTTCTTTAACAATTAAATCCGCACTACCTCTTCCTAAAATTGCGTTGTCACCTGGCTCAGGGAATACACCTTTATGAGTTGCTTTGTCAGCATAAGTACCATCTTGATTTTTTAAAGGTTTAGGATTTGATAGTTGAGTACCTGTACCTGTAAATTTATTTCCACCAACATAATATTCAAATAAAATTGCTGTTGGGGACGAAAATGTGTTCTGAATGTAATATTGATTTTGATATTTAAAATCTTTATTAACATAAATAACTTGCGCTAATTCTTCTACTTTAGGTACTTGGTACATAAAGTATGGCATTAAAGGATTGAAAATAAACGGGTCTCTACTTGTCCATACATCCTTTTGTTCATCCCAAGGTGGGTCAGTAATACTTTTTACAATATCGTTATAATTGTCAGTCAATAATTTGGCTCTAATCCTACCCAACATCATTGGGTCTTGATTATCCATAACTACTACTTGAAAAAATATTGGTCCTGTCATTATTTATTTCTTAACTCGTACTCTTTTAATGTTTTATTATAAAGCTCTTCAACACTATCTAAATACATAGTTAGATTTATAATATTAGTTCTTGTTAAATCAAAATCAGTGGATAATTTATCCATTATTTCTATTAATCTTGAATTAGGTAAATTTTTTAAATCACCTTGTTCTTTTAAAATACTATCAAATTCTTCAGTTGTCATATTATATACTTTTTCCCGTTAACCTTGTACAATATGTTGGGTCAGCAGCACATCTTACATCAACAGTTGCTTCGACTTTACCATTTTCTGAATTTTCTTTATCTACACCTTTATTTGCCGCCAAATTATATAGTACCATTAAGTTTGGTGAACCATCAGGTAAAGCATTTGTAGGTAAACCCAACTCTTGTAAAAATTCTATTGTGTTTATCGTTGACCTATTTGGGTCAGTTCCTGGTAAAAAACCTGATAATGCCAACAAAGGTGCGGGAATATCATTCGTTGTTAATCCAGTACTTTGAGATATTAAATTTAATAGTATTAAAATATCATTAACTAATGATTTACATCTTCTATAGTCATCTACTAATTGAGATATAATTAAATAGTAATTTAATATCTGTAATAGTGCAGATATTATTTGGTACTTTTTAGCGATTTTACTTTTTATTATATCTTGGTTGACAAAATATATTAAATTAATAATATCTTTTTCTAAAATCTTATATAAAGTTTTCAAATAAATGGCACCAATTTTTGAAACTACTTGAATACTAAATGTTTTGAACACTTTAAGAAAATCTATAGAATTGTTAACAATATTATTAACACCACCTAAACTATTATTACCTGATTGAATAAAGGTGTTACCTGAAGTTACAAGTTGGTTATATTGAGATATTGCATTACTTTCAACGACTTTTAATAAAACGTAAATAGGTAATAAAACTTTTGGTGATAATATTGCAGATGCAACCGCTATAGGTATTTGTTTAAGTACGTCTTTATTAATTGCAACTTCAACATTTAAATTTGTTGGTATAAAAAGTTTCCAATCAGGATTTTGGTAAAGACTATCAATTATTGCACTTATTGAACTTACTTGTTGTTCCGTAGTTTGACCGCTTAAAGTACTTCTAAACTCAACTAACTGAGATACAATATTTTCGTAATCAACAGGTAATTTAATATTATTACAGTCTTCAAATTCAACAACTTTGTTTTGAATATTTGTAACTTCAACATCAATGTTTCTTAAATCAACTTCAGTGAATTCAAAAAAACTTTCATCAACGCCATCTAATTCCGCAATTTTTGAAATACCACTAACATCAATTTCTCTTCTTGAATCAAAACAAAGTCCTAATATTCTTTGAAGTAACAAATAAAATTTTGAATTTTCTGTTATTTCATCGGCACTTATATTTGCTTTCATGGAAATGGCTCCTGATAACAAATTCATGATAGCCGCTGTCATGTCAACACTATCAATTATTTTAATTGTACTATAGTAATCATTTAAAAAATCTCCAACGTTGTTACCTGATTGTTCATTGTCTCCAGTTATTGGTTCTTTATCTATTAGTGCAAATCTATAACAATCTTGAGTTATTCCATATTGATTTGTTTTTGAGTATTCAAAATCAAACAATGGTTGACCTGATGTGCCTTGGTAATATTTTCCAAATTCAGTATAATAAGACCTACCTAAATTGGATGAATCCATTCTTTGATTCAATTGTTTATTCATCGGAAAAGCTATTTTTCCTCCGTAAGGTCTTAAAAATCCAGCTTGAGTTGTTACTTCAGGGGCCTCATATAAACATTTACCAAGAGTAGAGTCTGTAGCGTTTTTTAATAAATTACCAATATCTAAAGATTCAACAGGTACATATATACCCTCACCTTCAGGTAAAGTTGAAAGTGGATTTAAATTTAAATTGGATACTGGATACCCATTAAATGTTTGTTCTTGTGAACAACCTATGGCATGTATGGCCTCATCAGAAATAATTTTTCTTACTTCGGGTTCTATTGCAACACTTGTCTCAATTAATTTTCTTCGTAAATAACTAATAGTACTACCACCTGAACCGCTCACCAATCCAATTAGCTCTAATATTTGTGTAAAAGATGTAGGCGGATTCCTTAAGTATCTTTTTTGTTGATTTTGTACTTTGTCTAACTGAGTGTTTAACGCGTTGTTACTTGGAGATTCAGAATTACCCGCCGATGCTTTCAATTCTTTAGCACCAGCAGATGCTTTTGTGAAAGCAACTATGGCTTTGGTTCTACTTTTGGCAGCACCCCAACTTTGTGATAAATCTATTGCCATATTATTTCATTTTATATGTTTCCTCGTCGTTAGAAACATCTTTTTCTATAAGATTTTGAATCAAATCATCATCTAAATCTGCAAGAGAAAAAGATTCGTTATTACCACTGTTTGATTTTTCCCAAATACTTGATTGAAGTTTTGACAGACTAATTTTTTTCTCTACACAATCATTAACAATCTTTTGTTGTTTTTCAATAACAGGACCAATAGTAGTCATGTCTGATGGATTTTTTAACAGTGCCAACATCTTATTTTGAATTCTTATGGCAGTCTGTCTTTGTTCTACAAGTTCGTTGTAGATTTCTTGCATTAAAGATAAGATAGATTCCTTACTAAAATTAATTTCTTTACGTTGTGGTCTAGGCATATCTATAAATACTTTTTAATCTGTTTTCATTCGTGATTGAATGACTAAGTATAATTTTTTAAATCTTTTAATTGAACTTCTAATTTCTTTTGTACTTAAATTAGTCATTTCTCTTAAAGACAATAAAATAACATTTTTATTAAATTTGTTATTATCGGCACCTGAAAATATGGTTTCATAGTTGTCAAATAAATCGGCTAATGCATATCCCAGTTTTCTTTCGTTGTCATTTAAATTTTCAGACTCAATAAACTCTTTTAACTCTCTAATATATTCTGTAATGATTACGCTAGTATCTACAATCTCTTCATCTATTCTGTACATCATATCAGGTCTTTCCTCGATACTTTCAGACATATCCTCATATGAAACTTTTCTATTAATTTCTTTTTGGTCTTTGATGATTTGACCCATCAAATAATTTTTACATATTGTTCCAAAATAAGAATACGCTTTCTTTTCTTTTGACGGTTTAAACTTATCAACTTTTGTCATTAAAAAAGAATGGGTATCACAATGGATTTCAGTAAAATCCATATCTTTGCGATATAGTTTATAACGCCTTATGATAGATGAAATCATTTTATCTAAAGGACCTCTTAAAAACTGATTGTATATTTTATTCTTTTCTTCAGAAGTTTCCGCCAATAGAAAGTTTCTAACGGCGGTTTCTTCCCTAACATCAAAATAATTTTCTTTTACAGCCTTTCTTCCTCTTTTTTTAGATAAAACATCTTCTGTTGTTGCAGATAGAGTTTCAGACATTATACTGTTTCTGATTGATATTTTATGGCTCTATCGTCCACAAAGAAAAATTCTTTCTTTGCTGTTTGAATCCAAAATTTAACTTCATCATCAACCATTTTATCTTCACCAAATTTGTAGTTGTAGAAGATAGAACCTTCTCTCATATTTGTGTGCTTATAACCTAATCTTGGAACTGTCATGATTGTTACTGAGTTGTAAGATAATCTTAATAAAAACTCATAAACAAACGTTAATTTAATTGTTGGTTTAAATCCACCAAAGTCTTCAAATACTTCTTTTTTAATTACAGAACCTGCAGTTTGGAAGTTTTGGTAATCTTGTAATGTTTCATTTGTTAAGATACCCATTTCTTGACTAAAGTTGGCTGCGAATGTTGCTTCATTAGTAAAACCTGCAAACATACCTTTTTCGTCCGTTTCAACAACTACAGGTAAGAACATTTGAACTTCAGGATATGCCGCAATATATTTCTCAACATTTTTGAACCAAATAGATGAATATTCATCGTCAAATTCAAATAATGAAATCCATTTACCTTTGGCATTTTTAACACCAAAGTTTACTTGGTCTGCATAATTTGGATTTTTGTCCCATAATAATTTAGTTACATTCAAAGTACCGAAATCATACCCTTCTAAAAGAGTTACTAACGATTCCTCAGAAGTATGGACAATTACTAATTCTTCAATTTCAACAGTTTGAGATTGAATTGATTTAATTGCTTTTTCAAAATATTCATCAAAGTTTCTTGCCTTAGATGATTTAATTGGTAGTATAATTGATAGTGATAATTTGTTGCTCATATTATTCTTCAGTTTTAGAAATTTGTTGTTCAAATGAATCCGCTCTAACGGTTAAGTAATTTTCAAATAACGAAATGATTTTAGATTCAAATTCTTGTTTATTCTTATAGTTTTCAACAGTTTGTTTCATACTGTCATAAAGTTCTGGTGATATGTTGTCTTCTAACCAATTTTGGATGAAATCCGCAATTACATCACATAATAATGTTTCATCAGTAATCCATATACCATTATCGTCATTCATCCACTCAGGTTTAATGTTTGGCAATTTACCAATTACAGGTACGTTAGAAGCCATAGATTCTAATGGGAATGTACCAAACCCACTTTTATCATCAACCCAAACGCTTACAAAACATTCCCTTAATGAATTTGCGAATTCTTTTTCAGACAATCCACGCAAATCTCTAAAAGTGAACCATCTATATTGAGGAAATCTCAAATAGAATGTTTTGATAAGGTTGATAGTGTCTGATTGTTCTCTTGTATGAACACCAATGATTGGCATTGCAGGTAATGTTTTAGGTGAAAATTCTGAAGAGACTAAAGGTTTGACAATATCAAAAGTAGTTTGTCTCATTACTTTTTCAATATATTCTTGTTGTATTGGACTTGTTGTAATACATTTTAAAAAACCATATTGAGCCCAATTTTGACCTGGTTGTAATGTCTCAACAATTTGAGAATATGCTTGGGCCAATACTATTTTAGCACAAGGTAAATTTTTAATTTGTTCCATAACATAACCAAATAGCTCTGGTACAACAATAAAATCTTCAGGAGAAATTTCTAAATTTTGCCCTTCAATGGCTTTGTGAGGAATTTCCATATATTCTTCTTCTAACCAAGCGACAACTCCAGCGTAATCTGCTTTTTCATGAAGAATGATTGGATTAAATCCGTTATCTAAAAGAGTTTTTGCCATCTGATAAATTAACTTTATAGATGCCTTTGCATTCCCTTTTGTGTCTTGGACAAGAAAATAAATTCTTGCCTTCTTATCTCTAAGAATTTGAATTGATTGTTTAACTTTTTCTTGTAATGTGTTTTCCATATTAATAATGATTGATAAGTTTTTTGTTTAATAAACTATTAAATGCTAGTTTGAATGGTATACTTGCCTTTGATGCGGTTTCAGATTTTTTAAGGCCTAAATTATCATCAATTTCGTCTCTTTCTGATAGTATAGTTTCTAATAATAATTTTACCATTTCAAATTTGATGATATTGATTTTTGTTTCGGTTCCTCCTGAAAACTCATCGTATTGTGAAGAATCGCTTACGACAGGGTCGTTCATATCCAAGTAATTTTCAATCTCATCTAAATCTATATAATAATTTTCTCCTAGGACATTAAGCATATATTTCTTCAATTTTTGTTTTTAACTCTTTTAAATTTGTTATTGAATGCTCAACTTCAACATCTTTGTTGTAAGAAGTATCATACTTAATAACAATCTTTGATTGTGGATGGTCTAATAATAGTTTAGGATTTGCTGTAAGTAAAACATCTATTGAATCCCACATAGAATTTATTGTCGATTCACTATAAAACTTCACAGTTTCTACTAAACATCCAAATTTAGATATGAAAAATAATGAAGCAGGTTTTGATTTACCAATTTCATCAGAAACTATTAAAACATCGTGTTCATCTCTAATGTCTAAATAAAAATCATTGAAATCCATCATACTTGATACTTCTACTGAACCAGCATGTCCAAAAATTTCCATTGTGTGTTCTTTGTATAAAAAATCATACAAGTCATTTTCATCTTTGAATGTTAAGTGTTCTTTGATATTTAATGTTGTTAAATCCGAAATAACTTTATATTCAAACTCAGATTTTTCCTCTTCTTCTCTAAATGGATTTTCAATATACCACTTTTCATACTGTTCTTGAATTTTTTTTAAAGTATCTCTAAGTACACCATTAAGTTCTATTGCAATTCTCATTCGTCATATCGTTTTAATATTTTAGTAATTAATGGATTTCTAACTATATCTTCAGCTTGAAATTCAAAAACTCCAATATCATCCATATTTTTAAACTTTTGGATTGCATCATACAATCCACTATGTTTAATATCTTTGTATCTATCCGTTTGTTCTAAATCACCTGAAATAAAAAATTTAGAATTAAAACCAATTCTTGTTAGTAATAACTTCATTTGGTTTGGAGTTGAGTTTTGAGCTTCTTCAAAAATTAATATTGAGTTATCAATATTCATACCCCTCATAAAAGCCAAAGCAAAAACTTCAACAGCCTCAATTTCTTTTAATTTATCTCGTGATTCTTTTCCAATAATTTTATTTAACAAATAATAAGATGGAAAAATATACGGGTCTAGTTTCTCTTCAACGTTCCCAGGTAAACTACCAAGTTTTTCTTCAGCCTCAACTGCTGGTCTTACAATAATAATTTTCTCATAAGGAGTTTCGGGGTCACTTAATAGGTCAACCGCACTTTTCATTGCGATATAACTTTTACCAACACCCGCAGGACCTGAACAAATTGTTATTTGATTTTTGGTTAACTGCTCGTAATAAATTCTTTGATTGTCAGATAAGAATTTTTGTTTAGTTTTCTTTTTAACAATAGAACATATTAGTTCTTTTTTTGTTTTTACAACTTTCTCTTCACCTGAAGGAGTTGGTGTTGGGTACTTTTTTGGTCTTGTCGCCATTCACTTTTTATTTAACTTTATGCTTATCTAAGCTACCTGGTTCTCTTCTATAAACGGTTTTACCGTCAGGACTTTCAAAAATCCAATCTGTGTTTAACTCTCTGTCATCAACTTGAGATTTAATCCAGTTGTAAGTTTTGGTAAGTCCTACTAATAATGGTTGATTAACTTCCCAACCAATTTTCTCTCTATAAAGTTTGTTATCGGAGTTTCTACCTTTAACACCTAAAGGACATTTGAACCCGTATTTGTCAATAAATTCTTGACCCTCAATATTTTTAATATTAATGTTTTTACCTGAGATACTAATTGCCATTTCAGCGAGTTGATTAATAGTAACCATTTCTTCACTACCAATATTAACTGGTCCAGTAAAGTCACTATCCATTAATCTTAATACCGCCTCCACACATTCGTCAACATACAAGAATGAACGAGTTTGTAATCCGTTACCCCATACTTCAATCACATCACCCTCTTTAGATTCCGCGGCCTTTCTACACATTGCCGCTGGTGATTTTTCTTTACCACCTTGCCATGTACCTTGTGGCCCAAAAATGTTATGGAATCTTGCAACTCTAACATTTAAACCGTAGTTTCTGTTGTAAGCCAAATAAAGTCTTTCAGAGAATAACTTTTCCCATCCGTATTCTGAATCAGGATTTGCAGGATATGCAGATGATTCTTCACAGTTTGGATTTTCAGGGTCTAACTGATTATGTTCAGGATACATACATGCTGAAGATGAGTAGAATACTTTTTTGACTTTCTTTTTAACACATTCGTGAGCCACATTTAAATTAATTGTTGCTGAGTTGTGCATTACATTTGCGTCATTTTCTCCTGTAAAGATGTATAATGCACCACCCATGTCAGCGGCTAATTGATACACTTCATCTACACCTTCTTCTATAACAAGTTCAACAACTCTTGGGTCTGTTAAATCACCAACAATAAACTCATCACATATTTCATCTTGAAAAAAATATTCGTGTTTCTTTATATCACATATTCTTACATGATTACCTTCTTCTTTTAACCTTTTTGCTAAGTGTCCACCTATGAACCCTCCGCCACCTAATACTATTATTTTTTTCATTAATTGAAATGTTTTTGATATATGTTAAAATATTCAACAGTTTTAGTAGGAAGTAAATCCCTGTAGTCTTTTATATTATCTATAAGGTTTAATGTTCCTCTGTAACCAATAACTTCATTCTCTAAATTCTTAACCAAATCTTGTGGATTTCTCGCTTGGTATACCGAAGCTTTCGCAAAGATGACAGAGTTAGGGAAGTAATGTTGCATAACATATGCTCCCCAAATATCATCCATTCTACCTGTATATGGAAAGACAGAATAATATTTAAGAACATCTCTGTGTAAGAAAGTGTTTTGCGAATTAAATGGTGTAAGTTGTTTTGTTGTGAACGGGTCAAATGGATTGAATTTTACGATTGGTTTTTTACTTAGTCTACAGATTGCGTCAATATCAGGGTCACCATCCCAAAACTCTGCTTGAACCATTGGAGTGATTTTTGTTTTTCCCTTGTATTCAATATTGTTTTTAACTTGTAGATATTCAATAGGGAAACCTCTGTGCCAAAGGTCATTATGTTCTGTGGTTGATATTGCATCAAAATACGGACAAGAGATGTTTTTATATTCGTCAACCTCAATTTCTTGTCCCAGTAAAATATTGTCACCCCATGAACTATAAGGAATATTGTCATCGTCAACCGTTGCAACAATGTCAGCACCATTTTGGTAAGCAAATACAAAACCAATATTTCTTCTTTGAATTGTTTTCCAACCAATTATTTCTGACAGTGCGGGATAAAGTTTGTCTTGAACATCAGGGGTTAAATAAACCACATTTTTATGTTCCTCAACCAATTTTTCATATTCTTCGTGAGGAGTTTTTGTATCACCAACTATAACAAAAATAAAATCTTTTTTATTGGCAATATCACAGAATTTGTAAGTTGCTTCTGTTGGTGAATTAATTGTTGTTGTAACTATAAATTTTTTCATATTAATAAACTAAATAAATGTGGTTACCCTCTTCTGTGTTAATGATAGTATAGTCAGGGCTAATTGCGTAAAGTAATTCTTTAAATTCTTGTAATGACGGAAAGTTACCTTGTCCTAAATCTCTACAGTCATCAATTAACATTACGTGGTCTTTTCTATTACTTGATTTATTAATAGCAATTAATTCTTCTCTCAAAGGGCCATCTAACATGCTGTGAGCATCTAGTAAAATGAAAAATCTTTCATCAGGTAATTCTTCTAAAACTGAAGATAGTACTTCATTTGAATTACCAAACAAGAAAGTTAAATTTTCATGTTTTTGATTAATTTTTTCATATAATTGTCTATAACTTTTTCCATCATATGGATTATGGTCAGGAAATAATTCAACAGTAAATGCTGCGTCAAAATGTTCCGCTAAGAAAATAGAAGTTCTAGCATCATGAGTTCCAGTCTCAATTGCAAAATTGATATCTTTAAGATTAGGAATTTGGTCTTGATATCTGTAAAGTAAACTTACAAATAAGTTTGGGATAGGGAGGCTAGTTTTATGTATACTAGACATTTGTTCCCATCTACTGTCACCAGTATAGTCTAAATTTAATTTCATATTAGTTATTAGTTATAATACATTTTAATACTCCGTCACCATAATCGGCAACTAAGTCAAAGGCTTTTTGAATATCTTCAAATTTAAATTCGTGGGAAATAATCTTTTCAATATCTATATCACCTGTATAGTTTTTAACACAATCATCTAATGTTTGATTTGAACGTCTAACATTTTTGATTGTTAATTCTTTTGTTCTCATTCTATGAGGATTGTAATTTACCATGTCAGATTCAGGTATACCAATCAAAGCAACTTTACCATTTACTGACGCAACATTAATACACCCGTCAATTGACTCTGCAGTACCCCCTGTATCAACAGTAATTGTTGTACCCATACCATTAGTCATTTCTTTGATTTTTTTGTTATAATCGTCAGCAAGTAAGTATGAATCTGTTGCACCGAATTCTTTTGCGAATTTAACTCGGTAAGGTAATTTATCAATCATAAAAATGTCTTTTAATCCTGCCTTCTTTAGAATAGAAAACATACATAAACCTATTGGTCCTGAACCAAAAATTGTTGCAGATTCTGTAAATTTAGGTTCAATTAAATTAGCAGTGTGTAAACAAACCCCTAAAGGTTCAAGTAAACTCGCTAAATTATATGACATTGAATCAGGTATTTTAACCAGTTGTAATTCTTCAACAACGACATAGTCTGAAAACGCTCCCTGTGCGTTGGCTCCCATGAATGTACCTTTCTCACAAAGATTGTGTTTACCTTTCATTGACCAATATGATGTTACACACGGCATACCTGGTTCTACAGCAACTCTATCCCCATCATTAAATTTAGTTGAACCGTTACTATCTACAATTACACCTGATGGTTCGTGCCCCATGTACATTGGTAATGGATTTTTGAAAGAACCAAGTCCACCCTCTTTGAAATAGTGCATGTCGGAACCACAAATTCCTACGGATTTCATGGCGACAAGTATTTGACCTTCTTTTAATAATGGAATCTCTTCTTCAAAGATTTCAATTTTTCTTATTTGAGTTAGTTTTGCGACTCTGTTCTTCATAATCAACTAATGCTTGTTTTAATACATCACATATGTAATCAACTTCATCAAAAGACAATTCAGGATAAAGTGGTGGGCATATATGATGATTACAATAATAATCAGTTTTTGGTAAATTTACATAGGAAAATTTACTTTTGTATAGAGGTTGTTGATGAACAGGTATTTTATATACTTCTCCAGTCAATGTAATATTCTTTTCTTTACAGTATTTTTTCAACCAAACACTATCAATTGGGGTCTTAACAATAGCCTTATAATAAGAACAAACTCCCTTTCCCTTTTGTTTCAAAACAAAGTATTTTGTTTCTTTTAGATTAGTAAAATATCTTTCTAGTAACTCCGTTCTTTTACTTATTCTTGAAAGAACTCTATCACACTCAATACTTCCTAACAATCCTGTAAATTCATTTATTTTGAAATTGTTACCTCCATCATTGATGATGATACCACCGTCTTTGTTGTCTCTACCAAAATTTTTGAGTGACTTCATTTTCTCATATAACTCTTGGTTATTTGTTGTTATCATTCCACCTTCACCTGTTGTCATAACTTTTGTAGGGAAAAATGAAAAACAACCAATCGAACCTATGGTGCCAGCTTTATAATTTCCACTTACAGAACAATGTGCATGTGCTGCATCTTCAATCAAATGAACTTTATTCTTTTTACACAAGTTAACTATTTTAGTCATTTTGTTAGATATGATACCACCAATATGAACAATGATAACCGCACCAACATCAGGTGTTAATTTTTTTTCTAAATCGTCAGGACAAATTGAAAATGAATCAG